CGCAAGCCGCTGCTGCCAGAGGGCCAGCGTTTTCTCGTCTTTCCGCTTCATCCGTTCCTCCTCACAGGTTCCCGATGCCGGCCAGCAGTTCCTCCAGCCCCATGGGCGCCTCTTTCCCGCCGGTGTCGGACGGCTTTTCCGCCTTGTCCAGCACCCGCAGCATCAGCTCCACGGCCTTCAGAGCGCCCCGGGCGTCAAACTGCCACTGCCCGCTCTCCACATAGACCTTGCTATCCTTGTCCCAGATCATCACAGGGGTGCTGTCCATGCACCGCTGGTAGATTTTCCAGATTTCCCGGACCATGCTGGTGCGGGTCAGCCCCAGCTCGTTGACCTCGGCCTCCAGCAGCTGGTCCCGGTAGGCTTGCACTGCCGGGTCTTTCATCAGCCGGCTGGCGGTGGAGGCGGCGCTCTTTTCGGCGTAGCCGGCCCGGACGGCGGCCCTGGTGGCGTTCATGTCCACAAGCCATTCCCGCACAAAGCGGCGCTGTTTCTCGACCAGGCGCTTTTCCGCCACCGTGTACCCCTCCCCGCCGATACTCTTTGTTATCGCTATCATACAGCACTATCACTGTCTGTTATCGTCAATCGCAAAAGCGGCGGAAGCCCCGTTGTCAGCAGGGTTTCCGCCGCTTTTGTGCTATGTGGATATTTGGTTTTGTCACCAGGACAGGTAAAACCGCCGCCGCGCCCGATACAGCGTCTCCTCCGAGACGTGATGCCGCAGCGCGATTGCCGTCATGCTCTCCCGTGTGAGCATGACAAGGCGCAGGGCATCGGCGTACTCGCCGCCGCAGTCCTGTATCAGTCTGTCGATTTTCCGTTTTGTCCGTGGCGGCTGGCTGTCGTAGGTCAGGCAGGTATACCGGATCAGCCCCTGCTTTTCCTCCGGCAGCGGAACGCCCCGCAGCTTACGAAAGCCCATGGCCGCCGCCTCCTTTCCCTCCGCCGGAGGGCTTGCCCCCGCCGGTACCGCCCGCCGCTTCCTCTTCCGCCGCCGGCAGGGTATAGCGCACATAGTTGGTGCCACTGGTGGCGTCATAGGCCCGCTCCACCACTCGGCTGTTCCGGGGCGCCGTCAGCTCCCGGCCCGTCCGGGCGATGCTCTCCTCGATGATGGGCTTTTCCATGTTCCTGGCCACATGGTATTTCTTCCGGTCGGGCTGGTTCCCCGCCTGGCGCAGCAGGTAGATGGCCAGCGCGGTGTAGTCCGCCTGATCCCGCAGGGGCTCGCCGTACACGCTGCCATTTCCCCAGATGTCCGTCAGGCTCTTTTCGCCGATGCGCCACGCCCCATCCGTCCATGAGATGCCCCGGCCGGTGACGACCAGGTGGATATGCGGGCGCACCTGGTCCCCGGTATCTCCGTCCTTGTCCGAGCACACGCTGACCCAGCGCACCACGGTCGCACCCTGGCGTTGCAGGGCCTTCTTCAGCCGCCGGATAAAGGCGGCGGCGTCCTGCTCCTGGGCCTTCCAATCCGCCGGAAGGTGGGCGTCGTCGTATTTCAACGTCAGGTGCATGTCCCCGGCGCTGAAGTTGCAGTTCAGCACCCGGGCCAGATGTTTCACAGCCGCCCGGAGGTTGGCCTCCATCTTCCGCAGCGTGGCGCTGCCCTTCACCCGTCTGCGGCGAGGGCCGGCAGGGCTACCCCTCCGCCAGCTCTTCAGCCGCTCCACCGTCCTGCCGGACGTGATCTTGTATACCACCCAGTATCCCCCCTGTCTCATTTCGGCGTCCTCCCCTTCCCCCGCCCTCTCCCTCGGCAGGGCTTATCATTAGATCATAGTCGCCCGGGCGCACCCACGCCCACGCAACCCGACTTGTCATTTCTTGCCCACCAACCATCTGCCCCGGTGTGACAGATGGGGGTGGTCCTAAACATAGACCTTTAAGAGCCATGCACAGAACGCGCACGTGCGCGTCCTATGAAAATAAGTATAGAGCCGTCAACGTTTGGCGTCTCCAACGGCCGCCGGACCACTCCGGCAGCCGTTGCAAAGGCCAAAATCCCAAGCGCTTGGGAGTATGCTTTATTCGATTCTACCCGGTAACCTCATTGCATTTGCCGCATAAATTGCGCTAATTTGGCGTATTTTCTATTGACAACTACGCCAATATGGTGTAATATGTAACCATAGGCAAGGCACCACCCAATGAGACAGGAGGACGCAAAAATGCTGAACACTTATGACATCAAAATGACCGGCCTTAAGAAGGCTGCCGGCGACACCAAGGATTTGCGCGGTTACTGCTCCAGCGAGTACGCCGAGCTGTTTTTCGACCGCGCCACCGGCGAGGTCTGGACGGTATATCAGTACAGCCTCGGCCAGAACAGCTGGACGGAATACGATAAAAAGGACGTCGTCAAGGTCTGCAACCTGTCCGAGCCCACCACCATGCAGCAGATCGCCGACCTCATCAAAGAGCGGCTTGACTACCTGGATGCCGAGGCCAGCTGGGCGGCCAAGGCATCGCAGGCGTAAAAAGAGGATGGGTATTAGATGGCAGCACCAAAGGATTTGACTGGTCAGCGGTTTGGTCGGCTGACCGTGCTGCGGCTCGACCCTGAGCCGTATCGCTCGCCGAACACAGGGAAACCTACCCGGCGCTGGGTCTGCCGCTGCGATTGCGGCAATGAGACATCCGTCCTGGCGAACGGCCTGCTGAGCGGCAGCACGCAGAGCTGCGGCTGCCGTCAGCGCGAGACCGCCGCCGCGCAGGCTGTCGATTTGACGGGCCGTCGGTTTGGGCGATGGACGGTAATTGCGCGAGTGCCCCTTGCGCAAGTCACCAGTAGCGGCACCCGAAACGGGTGGCTGTGCCGTTGTGATTGCGGGACAGAGCGCGTCGTACAGGCTGGGGGCCTAATCAGCGGAGCCTCCCGGAGCTGCGGCTGCACTATTGCTGAGACGGCGATGCGACACATTAACGAGGACAACACGCTGGGCCGTTATGATGGCACGGTGGTCTCCGCGATCCGCCCGGAGCGCGGTGCCAACCGATCCAGTAAGTCGGGCGTCAAAGGCGTCTACTGGTCCGAGCGCGAGCAGCGCTGGATTGCAAAAATCGGCCTCCGTGGAAAGAGCATCACCATCGGCAGATTTGGTAGCATGGAGGCCGCGACAAAGGCTCGCCAAGCGGCAGAGGAAGTCTACTATGGACCAATTTTGCAGGATTATAGCAGTCATAACGATAATGATAAGGAGGACACCAAACAATGACAGATAAGCAACTCAACCTGGCCCTCGCCGAGGCTACCCACTACACCGACCCGGACGCCTTTGTCAGCGACATGCTGCTGTCCGCTGCCTTTATCGAGCCGGGAGACTTTGAGGCCCAGCCGGATTTGACCCAGGTCGACGACCTACGCCGTGTCTGGACAGTCACCGCCGCACCCTTTCGGGACTTTTTGTCCCTTATGGGCATAGGCCAGACCGCCCTCTCTCGGCTGCACCACATACCACTGCGCACCGTGCAAAATTGGTCGGCGGGCACGTCGGAATGCCCCACCTACACCCGCATCATGATGGCCCGCCTCGCAGGGCTGCTATAGCGTTGCGTTTCTCCGGGAATCCCCGCCACTGGCGGGGATTTTTTTCACCCGTTTTCCCGCCCGATCCGCCGCAGCCCGGCGCCGGACATGGTGTATTGATACCGCCGCGTCAGCTTGTGCTTCTCGCCGCAGTTTTCGCACACGCCCTCCTCCCACTGGCTGCGCTCGCGCATCACATAATCCGCCTGCATCTCGCCGGCGCAAAAGGGGCAGAGACGGGCCGAGGCCACCTGCCAGATGCCCTTATTCACGGCAGCGCGTCCTCCTCCCTCTCATAGTCCCGGCCTTTCAGCCGCCGCTCCCCTTTCCCCTCTGCCCGGCATGCCATACGGGCCATAGAGGTGGGCAGCCGGAAGACAGTGATCAGCGCCCGGGCGTCGCCGAACACATAGATGTACCCGCCGTAAATCGCTATGTCAGTGGCAGATGGGCTTCGCTGCCATGTGCCGTCCAGGTAACGACCCAGGGCACCGCCCACCTCCCACCGCCGGAGCCCGGACGCCCAGGCCCGATCCGCCATTCGCCGCAGCGCCTTCCGGGGTATTCCCAGCCGCTGTTTGCCCCGCCGTGCGGCATGTTTTGTCACCTTTCCCATGACTCACTCCGCGCTGAGCCCCTGCCACTCTTTCATGGCATTATAAATACCGCGAATTATGCCTTTGCTCGTAATGGGGGTAGCAAGCCGCCCTCCGTCGGCGCAAAACGCTTCTGATATTTTGTATATTTTTGTAGCTGTCCCGCAGTTTTGGCAAATCGCCCTGGCACCGTTCCTCCCATACCAATGCAGAGCAATCACTATGTTGACAGATGGCTGGCCGCACTTTGGACACTGTTTGAAGGAGACTTCCCTCCCGAGAATGGCGTCCAACTTCCTGTTGGAAACGGTTTTAATTTCCTCCTTGTGCGGCCCATCCCCCATTTCCCGCAACGCCCCGGCTGCGATGTCAAAGCACTCGGCATACACATGGGAGATCGAATGCTCACGCAAATAATCCAAAGTCTCGATTACTTCCCGCCTTGTCATTCCGGCTTCTCCCCCATCGTCCAATACACGTCCGTCTGCCACGCGCCGAATACCATCGCCTCCTCGGGCGACATCATGATGTCCACCACGTTGCCTACCACGCCACGGTCGGCGGCCACATAGGTGCGCTCGCCGATGATCACCGTGGCCCCGGTGGGAATCACTGCCGGGTCGGTTGCCACCGTATACCCCGGAGCGCACCAGACCCCGGAGGCGGTGAGATAGAGCCCCCGGCAATCCCGATACTCCTCTTTCCATCCGTCTATCAGCTCCGGCGCGTAGCCTGTGATCCAGCAGTCCTCCACCACGGTGCTCATGCTGCGCAGCTCCGCCAGCGGGTCTGTCGGCTCCTGCGGCTCCGCCGCCGGAATGGCGGCTGCAAGGATCGGTGTCTGATCCTCGCTTTCCGGTGCCGGTGTCTCACGGCTTGTCCGGGCGCGGCACACCACAGCACCCACCAGGCAAAGCCCGATCAGCAGCAGTGCCGCGGCGGCCATAATGCCCCGCAGTATCCTGTCTCTCCTACGCTCGTTTCGCGTCATAATATCCTCCTTTATTTCCCGCCGGAGGGCTGCCTCTGCCACTCCCGGGCCAGTATCTCCCGGGTGGCCTTGTCGGCCCTGCGGTAGTCCTCCTGCATGTCTTTTGTCCACCAGCTCCTGTCCTCCGGGGTGGCTTCCGCCGCCGTCTCCTGCTGGTGTCTGATGGCGTAGCAGATGGCCGCCGCCATCACCAGGTCGTCGTGCTGCCCCGGCGCCGCCGCCGGTCGGCGAGCGGCGTCATACACAAAGGTCAGCATCTCCCCCATGAGCCACCGGGAGCGTACCAGCTCCGGCGTCTCCTCCATGACGGTGTGCAGCGTGGCCAGTGCCAAGGGCCGCGTCTTGCCGCTGGTCTGCCAGCCGAAGGCTTTGACCATGGCCCCCGTATAGGTGTCGGCCCGCTCCCGCTGGTATAGGGACGGATAGCCCCACTCCTCCAGCTTTGCCACCGGGTAGGTGGAGAAATTGACCTCGATGCCCAGCAGCGCCGCGTTGTACCATAGCCCCAGGCAGTATACCTGCCGGGCGTACAGCAGCTCCGATGCCTGCTGCTGCAGCTCTGCCACCTGCTCCCCGGTGCGGTTGTCGATGACCACCGCCGTAAAGCAGTCGCTGCCCTCCCCCGCCGTGTCGCCGCCGATCACATAGGGAACGCCCTTTTCCGGCTCCCGCCAGACGCGGATCATCCCGCCGGAGCGGCTGTCGGCAAAGGCCCAGCGCAGCGGCGCGCCGTATTCCCCTGCCGTGTCCTGCCATTGGAAGGCCCCCGATCGCATCGGCTCCGGTGCCTTCTGCCGCAGCCTCCCCAGTGCCTCGTTGTCAAAATAGCCGTCGCCGCTGAGGAGAAATGCCTCGTCAGGGTTGCAGGGGTACTCCTGGCGAAAAAGGGCCTCATTCCCCCCGCAGTTGACGCTGATGCACCACCGCCGCCAGGCAAGCTGCTCCTCGTCCAGGTTGTACTCCCGCTGTAGGGCCATTTCCTGGGCCGTCCACGTCTCCTGTCCCGTCACCGGCCGACGGTAGCCCGGCTCCATATACCAGGGCAGGAACACCGGCGTCCAGCCGTTGGTGCCTGCCACGGCGCCGTCCCACAGCGTTTTGAAGTGGTCGTAGCCTCTGGCGGTGGACTCGATCACCACCATGGTGCCGGGCTTGTCCGGCACGGCCTGCATGATGCCCAACAACAGGTCCTCCTTGTTGTCGGGCCAAAAGGCGTATTCCGACAGATGTACATAGGTCAGCGTGTCCGATCGGCCCACGCCGCCCTTCCCTGCTGTCTGGCAGCGGATGGAGGAGCGCAGCCCCGGACGTTGCCGCTTCTCCGCCTCGTCCTTGGTGGGGTTTTCAAAAACGAGTTCCTTAGCGTTGCTGGCCTTCTTCATGGGCTGGGCCCAGGATGGCAGGCAGTCGTAAAAGAGCTTGTTCATCTTGAAGAGGTTGGCGGTGGATTGTGTCTCGTGGGCCACCACCAGCGTCTTCACGTTGGGCATCGTGGCGCTGCCGTGGAACATCAGCCCCTCCACCAGCGTGGAAATGCCCTCCTGCCGTCCCTTCAGCACAATGAGCCGCACCGGCTCCCCTGCCGCCTTCTTCTGCTGTATGACGGCGTACAGGTTCTCCTGGGCGTCGTTAAACGTCAGCTTTTGCTGTTTTCCCTCCTTGTTTCGGATGGTCAGCAGCCCCTGGCAGTATCGCCGTGGATCTGCCAGCATCGCCAGCACATCCCCGGCCTTTCCGCCGCCCATATCACACGGTCTCCCGGGCGGCCTTGTGATATGGG